ATCTACCTCTTGTTCTAATTTGCTGGTAGAACCTTGCTTAGTTGAGGATACATTCACACCTCTTAATATTCTGTCTATTTCTTTCTCCGCTGCTCTAGGGTCTATTCTGGCTAATACTTTTAATTGGCGAACTTCTTCTGCTGTTATATTAACTAATCTATCCCCCACTTTAACTAATTTGTCAGCAAATCCATTTTCTAATTTATCTTTGAATGATTTGATCATTCCTATAATAGCTTTTCTAGCTTGAGCGTGGCCTTCTCCTACACCTTTTTCATTACCATCTGTTATTCCTAATGTACCAGTAGTATTGAAATATCTATTAAATGTTTTATTTAAAGCTAACATTATAGCGTCATATCCACCTTTACCAACTTTATCAAGTTGTAATGTAGCTTCAAGATATTTATTAAATCTATCTATACTAGCATCAGGACGATTAGCTTCAATACCTCCTAGTATTTTGGCTAATTCGTTAGAAGTTAAATTTGCTTTTTCGCTAGCTTTTTGTTCATTCGTTAAATTATTTTTATTTTTTCCATTTTGTAAAGCATTTGAATAATCGTCTGCTATGTTTTCGCTTTGATATATTTTCAAACTTTTTCGCATCCATTTGACTGCCGCTAATTCACTTATTTTCATTTGTCTAGCGTAGTTGCTTGGATATGAACCGCCTCTTTCTGTTGCTTTAAGAGTTCTTTCTGTTGCAACACCGGTATCAAAACCAGTATTACGTTTAAATCCTCGTGGTGCAACTTGTTTTAATCCACTTAAACGTCTTTTCTGTTCACTTTTGATATTAGCCGTTATTTCTTCGTCAGAAGGTAGACCAAAGTTTCTAGGTTTTCTTGATTTTTTAGTAGTGCTTCTATCAACCTTCGTATTGTGTGTACGAGTAGATTTTGTAACTTGCTGTAGACTCCTATATGATTTTTGTAAATCATCAACTTGTTTTCTTATTTCTCTGAAAATTTTATTTTGACGACCTTTTCCTGCTTGGTCAAATGCTTTAGTAAATTCATTAAATTTACTTACTAAAGTGTCTATATCTTTCCCAGACGCAGAAAAGCCCTTAGACATCATTTTGCTAATTGTAGCAGTAATGTCCTTTTGGGCTTTCGTCAATTTATCTTTACTTTTATCAATAGGTATAGTTATGTCTACTGGTACTTCAATACGGCCACCTTTAACAGAACTTTCAACTGCTTTAGTTATATCTTTTGCGGCTTTTCCCGCACTTTCTTTGTCAGCAACAGCACCGACAGTTAATTTTAAATCTGTCTCTTTATCAGCCATATTTACTACCTCCTACTACCTAATTATCTACAATCCTTGCTGGAAAAAACTATCTGGGTGTTTTTTCACAGTTTGGTTTATTCTTTTTTCATAATCCTCCCTTAACCAGTCTGGCATAGGAGCATTTCGTTTCTTTTCAAACAATTCAGGTACAGCTTCTTCTAATTTAGCTGGGTAAACTTTTGCACCAAATGCGGCCCTGTTCATACTACCCATACGCCATAATTTATAAGCTAATCCTTCTCGTTTATATTTTAAAATGAATAACAACTCTTTACAAGAATAGTCATAAAGAGTTCGTAACTCACAACCTTGTTTCACTAATTCAATATACATGTCGTGAACAGCATGAAATCCAGCTAACGGATCATATTCTGGTTCATCGTCTAGTATACTACTTATTCCAAGTTTTTTCTTTATTTTCTGGACTGGGTGTCATAGGTATTTCTTGTTTTTGTACCAATCCAGATTTTTCTACGATTTCAGCCAAATATTTTTCAGCTAATTCTTGTATTCCATAATCTTTTAGTAAAGCATCAAACAAATCGCTTTCATTTGAGTATTTTACTTTACATTCATTGCTTGCGCAAGCATAGAATATATTAACCATTGTTGTGAAATCAGGATTTTGAAATGCTTCAAATATATTTCTTCCTAATTTCTTTTCTAAATATAGAATACTAGCACTTTTTAGTTTAAATTTATATTCTACTCCGTCTATTTTGATGATTACATCGTTATCCATAATCTCAATCCTCCTATTAAATATAATAAAATGGTGGATGTAAACGCCCGAAGATTGATCTGGCTAAACTGCCCACCAAGTTTAGTTTTATCCAATTACTAATTACTTGCTGATGTAGCAGGTAATGATACAGTTATATCACTTCTTATGTCGTGATAAATACTGAATTTTTCAACGTCTTGTTGTGCGTCAGCTGTATAAGAAATATGTGTATAAGCATCATATTCAATTATAACACCTGAAGCTTTGTATACTACCCAGTGAGCCTTTTTGTGTTCATCTGCTAGTGCTTTTACTGCTCTAAGGTTATGAGCATAACCGTTATTATCATTGAATGTCATCATGTTTATTTCATAAGTAACTTCTGCTGCTGGTTGCAATCCTAAAACTGATGTTTCAGCTTTAGTATTATCTAATGTTGTAGTATCTATTGTGTTTGGTTGACCACCAAAGTCTGGTGTTGAAGCTAATCCATAAACTCTTGTATATGTAGCTAATTGACTTTCTAATGATTCCTTACTAGCATAAGAACCACCTTGACCAATAAATGGTCCTGAAGAAGTATCTGGTATTTGTTTAAAATGTAATGAAGTACCAAGTGTTGCGGCTTGTACTCTTGCATCTGGATCCATAATATTTACCTCCTATATAAAATATTTTTTGTTCTTAACAAAGTATTTAGTTCAGTGGATTATCTCAATGTCTTTTCTAAAGTATTTAATTGTGCGTAAGCTGTTAACATACATTCACGATAACCTGTATCTGGCGTAATAGGACTATCTTGCGTTGTTGGTCTTAATCTTAATTCACCTAACTTGTCACAAATTGCGTCTAAATAATCGTCAAACTGTTTTTGTGTACCACCTTTTGTAGATAAATACCCAATAATTGAAATTGTATATTGTTCATTATCATATGACAAATCTCTATGATTCAAGCTGGTTCTTACGTCATATCCAAAATAATATCTTCCTTCTTCTACCATATCTTGAGATACAATAATACCAGCTTCTAATCCGTCAATTTCATTTAATTTTGCTTGTACTAATCTACGTATTTGATTGATAAATGCCGCCATTATATCTCACTCCTTTATATTCTTTTATTTCTATATTTGTCGCTATATTTTTCTGGATGATTACGTAAATCTCTTGCTAAATCCTTCAAAAATATTTTCATATCTTCTCTGGTACGAGCTTCAAAGTTATGAGGTGGTTGTGATATGTAAGTAGAGAATTCGTCATGATTATTATAGTAAAAACCTTTTTTATTAGATGTTTTAGGTGTACCATATTTTAATATATCATATACTTTTGTGGTAGACGTACCATCTGGATATTGTTTGTCTCTTACTTTTGCTATTACTGTATCACCTTCAATTATCGCATATATACTACTAGCAAGTGTACCAGTATGATGATATAAACGTGACTTCTGATGTTTATGCGTGTCATTGTAGTCTTGTACAGATTTGCCTTTTTCTGTTGAAGGTTGATAAGAAGCATATACATTAAATATGTGTGTTCTTTCTAATTCGTCTCTCACAATAGGTCTCACTCTTATCGCTACTTCGTCTGCAATAGCTTGCAATTTTTTTGAAATTTTTAATTCAAGATTACCTGTACTTACAAACTGTCCACTTCTATTTTTAGCCATAATATTACCTCCATTGTATGTCAATATATACCGGAGTAACCTTTACTATTGCGTATTTATGACCTTTCCACTCAACTAAATACTTTGTTAAGTTGTCTGGAGAATTATTAGTCTTTTCTAATAATAATTCTTCTAAGTCATTATAAATAGATTTGAAACGATATGTTTTTAAAAGGTTAGCTCCATACGCACTTTGTTCAGTCTCATCAGACGCAAGATATTGAATGGCGCCGTCTGCATGAAAAATATCTTCATATTCTTCAATTAAGTCACCGTCTTCGCCTCTTGCTGATTTGATTGTATAAAGTATTACTGGTTGCAACTTTGTTAATAACATATCGTTCCTCCTCTCTTTATAAGTTTTTTTATTTTCCTACTAACTAAGCTTCTACGTTAAATGCGATAGCACCTGTTCTATTATTTAAAATGAATACGTCAGCATATTCTTTTTCATAATAGATGTAGTCACCTTTTGTTCCAGCAGCTGGAGCTTCCATTCCAACAAATGCGTATTTGCTTGGAGTTAAGATAGCTGATGGATGTACTAAGAATAAGTTAATTTGTTTAGCTGTATCAGCTGGTTCAAATCCTGTAGAGAATGTATAAGCAGTCTTCATTAAGAATGAAGGTACAGATATTAATTTAATTTCGTCTAATCTGTCAACAACTCTATTTATAGTATTTTCACCATTTTGTACACTTCTTGATAAACCAATTTGAGAAGCTTGCTTTAACAAAGTTTTAACAGCTGGAGTAACATATAGTATTCTTCCTTGTGCAGGCACTAATGCTTCGTCCATTCCTTCCATAAGTTTATCAAATACAACTAATACATTATCTACTGTTAATGCAGTTGTATCAGCAGTTTTTCCTTCTGCTACCCAGTCAGCATATATTTTTGAAATTGTATATGCGTCTTTTTCTGGGAATTTTTGTGTTTCGTTGAACACTTTAGTTGCGTTTTGGATAGTTAATACCATATTAGTATCCATAACGTCAGCTGGGTCAATACTTGTAGACCATTCTCTATAGAATGTTAAAGTTTTTGTCTCCCATTCATTATCAACGTTTCTGTTGAATACTCCATCTATACTGTCTCTGTTAACATTTTTTCTACCTGTAACAGAAATTGATGGAATGTGAATTGTTTTAGCATCAACAAACTTATATGTTTGGTTGTTAGCAACATTATACAATTCACCAAAGTTTAGCACATTTGGATATGCTTGAGCTAAAGCTCTTTCGTATGATTCTGCGTAATTTACAGTTGCCATATTAAATTCCTCCTTTATAAAATTTTAAGTCCGTAGTAAACGGATATGGGTTTACTACATAACTTTTACATTATATAGAAATATTACCCATTCCATTTACTACGGACTTACTAATGTTTCTCATATTTAAAGACAATAATATATTAAAGACCATAGTCCCCAGAACATATCTATTTCTGTTCACATTATAACAAATATGAACAAAGAAGTCAAGATATTTATTAACTTTTTTTAAAAAAGTTTATTCAACTTTCCAAACGTCCCATAAAATTCTGTTTCGACAATCAAAAGTGTCATACACTACACCATCAATTATCGTAGTTATATGATGTGGCATAGTAACTAGATAAGTACCTATCGTACATCTTTCTGC